TCCTCGCCCAGCAGGGCCAGGGGCCGGTCGTGGCTCACGTCCCAAGGCTCGCCAACCCGGATCTTGCGATCGCACAGGTGGCAGACGCCGCCGCAAGCGAGGAATATCCGCTCGCGCTGCATATCGGAGAGTTTTCGGCGGGAGGTCACAGATCGCCCTCGACCATCTCGCGGCCGATCTCGTCCTCTTGCGCAAACGAAAGGTCCATCTTCAGCTTCTCGATCAGACGGGCTAGTTGAGCCGCCGACAGGTTTCCTGCCGACCAGATCGAGAGCTTGAACCAGGCACCCCCGCCGAGCGGGCCGGCGGCGAACTCACCCCATGTTTTCTCGCTCACTTCCCCTCTCCGTCCTTGAAGGTGACGCCGTGTTGGGTGAGGTCGCCCGGATCTGTCAGGGCGATTCCCTTCTCGCTGAAATGCCGATGCACGCCGTCCAGATAGGCCGTGGCCTGCTTCGTGGTCATGAGCCGGGTGATGGGAAAGTCCATCGGCTCCATCATGAGGGCGAGTTTCTGTTCATAAGGCAGGGGCCGCACGATGGCGTCATAGCGCTCGCGGAAAGCCTCGTGCTCTGCCCTGAGGATGGGGACGCCGATGGTCAGCTTGCAGTAGCCGCGCACTTCTTCGGGCGTTTGGTCGCCCAACTGCTCGGATATCTCGTTCAGCCACAGCCGCTGCAACTTGTTCTGCTTTAGCGAGCGCTTCCCGCCCTTGGATAGGGAGACGGTCAGCGGCAGGGGCTGGCCCTCTATGAAGCGGATCAGCGTCCGGCGGTCCTGATCTGTCTCTAGGAAGCGCGTACTCATGATCAGCCCCTGATTGCCGTGCGCACGTCTTCGTAGATCTCGACGCCGGGGATGGAGCGGGCCCCGCCGGCAACCGCCGCCTTGATCGCGGCTTCGTTCACCATGAGATACTGGCGCGGCACCTGGGCGGGGTCGGTGACTTGGTGTGCCCAGCGTACCGAAGCGGACGCCTTGGCGCCCGAGAACGACACCACGCGCGCGGCCTCCCGGACCACGACGGGCGCAGTCATGGGCACGGGCTCGTCAAAGGCGATGGCTTCCTTGCGGGCCTTCTCGGCGGCCTCAGCCTCGGCCTTGCGCTTGGCGGCCAGGAGAAGCCGCTGGCGGGCATTGATGGCCTCGACGCACCGGCCGGCGGCGGCGGCGAGGGTAGCGCGGAAGCTGAAGAACCCGTCCACCGCCTTGCCGCCGTCGAGCCACGGCTGCTTCTCGACCTTGAAGGCAGCGTCCGCGAGCTTGATGACCGCCTTGATGTCGGCCGCGGTGTCCGTGTAGGCCGCCGCTTCCTCGTCCGTCTCGATCGGGCGGATGGTGGCGGGCACGAGCGCCGCGGCGTCCGTGGCCTGCTTCACCAGATCGGCGTGATCGATCGACAGCCGGTCGGCCAAGGGCGGTTCGTTGTGATGTCTGTCCATTATGCCGCTTCCCTCATGTTGACTTCCGCGTCGGCGAAAGCGTTGCTGAACCGCTCGTATTCGGAGAGGAACCCGTTGTCTGGATTCGCCATCCATTCGATCCATGTCACGTTGTCGGCCCAGAACTGATCCAGCGTCGGGCGCGTCCAGCCGGTGACGGACTTGAGGGCGCTGATGCGCTTGTCCGTAGCGGCCTTGACCTTGGCGGCGCGGGCTTCCTCTGCGGTCTGCTCTGTCGCCGGCTGAGGGATGGTGCCCTTTTGGCGCGTGTGGTCGACGAGCTGCGGCTCTTGCGCGGCGAGAGCGCGGCCATTGGCGGACGACTGCTTGGGCGTAGGCGTGGCGGCAGGGGCGGGCGTGCTGCGGGCGTGCTGGACGAGGATGCTTTCGAGTTTCTTGTACTCGTGGTCCTTGATCTTCTTCCACTCGTCCACTTCGACCCACGGGCTCGCAATCTCGTATAGATATCGGCCGATGCCCCAGCGGACGGCGGCGCGCTTGAAGGCGTCCGACAGCGCTCCCTTTTCGGCCTCGATGTCGGAGTCGCCCGCGCCGTCCGCCTTCCACACCCATTCGTTGTCGCACTTGATGGCGATGTCGCAGACTGTCTTGCCGGTCGCGTGGCTGTAGCGACACTGCCAGTTCGCCGGGCCGCAGACGCTATCCAGGCGCTCCATGACGACGCGAGCGTCCATGTAGGCCAAGGCCATGGCCTTCTTCTTGTCCTTCGTCATGGATCCGACGCGCCACAGGACTTCGACGGGATCGAACGGCGCGGCGAGTTTGGCGAAATCAACCATGGCGTGCCTCCATGTTTACGGGGCGATCCTTCGTGACGGCCGGGCCATCCACGTCGGCGGCCACGCTCTGCAGCCACGCAGGCCACTTACGCTCCTGCAGGATCAATTCGAGCGTCGAGTACGCCTCCGCTTCGCTATGTCGGGCCTGAGCCGCAGCCGCTGCGATCTTCTCTGCCAAGCTCATCATTGAGAGCACTCCTGTTGTTGGAATAGGTCGGTCGGCGCGGTAGCTCGCCTTCAGAGGCGAGCGCGTAGCCAGCGTAAAACCCTGCTCCACAATGACTTCCGAGAAGGCGGGAGAATGGGGGCCAGCGTCTCGCGGGGCTGTCGCCAGTTGAGGCTCTGCGTCATGGCCCGGTTCATCTCGGCAGAGTTGGGGCAGGTGTTCATGGCTTGCCTGCCAGTCCGCAGTAAAACTTGCGGATCATCTGCCGCCGCACCCACGACTCGGTGGGCATGTGATAGCCCCAATGTTCCGGGTCTGGATTGGCGGTGCCGGGATCGGCTGGCCTGCTCTCAAGTATTTCGCCGAACTCGGGCTCGGCCTCACGCCACGCCATGCAGGCAGAGCCGATGCAGTTAGGGTTGCCGTCAGGCGTCTTGTTGTGGCTTCCGTCTTGGCGGTTCGAGACGCCGCCGATGCAACCCGCGCCGGCCGAAACCCGAACGAACGGGCACCACTTCGTCTTGGCTTCGTTCTCAGTCATTTCCCGTCCTCCTTGGGGGAGAGGGCGGCGCGGGATTCCAGGTCGTCAATGGTCCGGCACAAAAGCTGCCAAGCCGATGCGCGCCAGCGATTACGCAGTTCTTCGCGAACCTGCTGGAGTTGCGCCAAATCGGTCTTGTCGAAGGGAATCACCTCCCCTTCTGCTTTAGAGGAGGAGATGAGGGCGCGGGCGATTCGGACGACGCTGTACTGATTGTCCGTCTCTGCGTTCAGACGCTTGATTGCGGCCTTTCGGGGGCCGCCATCGCTCGCGCTTACGCTGTCTGCGGCAAAGACTATCCGACGCACCTTCTCCAACGCTTCTTCGCGCTCGCCCTTCTGTGTGGGGGAGGTCATGGGTTCGCTCCGCTGCGCCTCACGTAATGCCCAGACGGCGGATCAAGAGAGACAAGCGTGATCTCTTCCCGTCCGTTCTGGAAGACATACACGCCGTGCCCGAGAGATTTTCCTTCGCCGGCTTTGGCGCGATTTGCATATTGAGCCGCCATTTTTGGCGGAAGAGGATAAACGTTCATCTGCTCGTGTCCTTCATTGCAATTCGAGGCGGGTGCGAGAGGGCCGCAGGCCCGGAGCCTGGGGCTAATCCTTCTCGCGCCGGTGGGAGGAGGGCGGTGCCGGTGAGGCGGACTGGCTGCCAAACGTCGCCCGAACTCCCGGCGGCATTTCTGGCGGCGTCTTCAGTCGGGTAAAGACACGCTGACCAAGTCCTGTCTTCAATATGAACCAACGCCCATCCGGCGATCTCCATCTCTCTCGGTAGAGTGGCGGCGGCGGCGGCAGTTACCAGCTCAAGCCAGTCATTATGCAATGTGGCCGTTCCGCCGCACTCGCGATCCTTCGCCCGTTCAATCGAAAGGCGTGCGTATTTGATCGCCTCTTTGAGCTTTGCTGCATCTATCGTCATGGCTACTTCCCCTCTGCCGTAAGTAGAACCGCCATAAGGCGATAGGTCCCAACAAGATCGAGAAAACGCATCCCGGCCTCCATCGCACGGTAAGGCTCGTCGCGGGCAAGCTGCTCCGACATCTGCTGCACACAAGACCACGACCGCTCGGTATCAAGTCCCATGCTTCGACAGTGGTTCAGCGCCTCTTGGCGACGGTGCGAAGGCACTGGCTGCCCCATAGCGGAAAAGCCTGAAAGCACTTCTGGGGCTTCCTGCCCGATGAATTCAGCCATAGCTACTTCCCCTCTGCCCGTTTTGCATATCCCGGCTCTAGGGCCTCGCGGGCAACTGCCAGATGGCGCTCCGCAATCTGCTTGACGCTCCTCCCAACCGTGTCGCTAGCGATCTGCTCCAGCGCGTCGCGATAACGCTTGGCAGCCGCTGGCTTAATCACCTTTGCAAAGCGGTCGCCGTGGCTGGGCTTCTTGGGTTTGCTCATTTCACTTCCTCCAGAAACGCATCCAGTTCGGAGCGGTCAACCTGCGCCGGGTCCAGATCGCATCCCGCCGCGCAAAGTGTCGTCTCCATCTTCCCGATGCAGCCGCCGACCGCGTCGTAAAGCGCGCGGGCCATCAGATCCAAGGCGTCCTTGTCGATGCCTGCGGCCTTGCCTCGACGTAGCATCGCCAGCCCGTCCAGGTAGAAGGCGGCCACCTCCTCGCGGATGCCTTTGACTTCATCCCGTGCGTTGTTCTGGTCGCGGACGCGGTTGCGGTGAGCCCAGAGGTTAAAGCGCGTCTGGGGTGAGCGTGTGTCGATCAAGCTGTCCATCACGCGGCCTCGTCAACGCGATCCGTCCGCACCTTGTCGGCGTGGTCGGCGGCCTCGATCAGCACGCGCGCCAGATCGCGGGCGTCGGCGTCTGTCAGGTTGAGGGTCTGGCTGACGTAGGACGCCCCACCAGGTGCGTGCTGGACGCCCGCGTAGAAGTTGACGCAGACCGCAGGATGGGTGGGCTCCGCGCGCCACGCCTGTACGTTGCCGATGTTCGTGTTGAGAAAGGCGCGGTTGGGGTCGCGGATGTAAACGTCGGTCATTCTGTCCTCCTGTCGGTGTGGGGTTATGCGTTGGCTTCAGCCGCTAGGATCGCGCGGCCGATGATTTCCGGGATTTGGGGGACGACGGCGTTGCCGAGTGCGTGTACGCGCCGACGCTCCATTGCGACGGAAAGCCCATCGCCGCCTCGTACAGCATCGAGATTGCTGACCAGTGCGCGCCACGCTCCAGCAGCGCCGTCGCCATGCTGGGCGAGTGCCGCCGCCGCTGACTTAAGAACGCCCTGCCCTTTGTTATGTCGCGAAAGTCGCGAGCCGCCGGGGTAGGCAACCGCCCACAATCTGTCGCGCCGATGGGGAAGACCGAGGGCGAACGCGGGGAAGCGATCCCACTCCGCATCGTACCCGATGGCGGCCAAGTCCCCGAGAACACGTCCCCATCCGACACTAAGGAGGCCTGTGACGTTCTCCAGCACGAGCGCGTCCGGTCGTATCTCATCGGCCAAGCGGGCGATGTGTCTCCATAGTCCAGTGCGCTCACCTTCGATGCCGACGCGCTTGCCCCATTGCGTTTGACCGAAGCTGGCGTCTTGGCAGGGGAAGCCGCCGCAGATGACGTTGGGTGAGGGAACAAGGTCCCTTGCGAGGGCGTGGCGGCTGACCCATTGCACGTCGTCATAAATCTTTACTCCGGGCCAGTGCGCCGCAAGAACGGCTCGTGCGTGCGGATCGATCTCGCAGAACGCGACCGTGGTCATGCCCGCGCGCTCAAGGCCGAGGCTGAACCCGCCGATTCCACTGAACAGGTCCAACACGCGCATCAGGCGTCACCCCAAAGGCGATCACCATCGACCTTGCAGACGCCCGCGAGGCGGCGAACTTCCGCGCGCTCGGCACCGGACAGCTTGGCAACGCCCGCAAGCAGGATCTGCGACAGCAGCGCGTGGCTGCGCGGCGTGAGCTGGATATGAACCAGCCCGTCGTCGGCTACGGCTGTCTGTGTGGCTGCGGTCATTCTGTTCTCCTCCGGGTGTCCGGTGAGGAGGAACAATAAACGGTGTGTTTAGAATTGCAACAACAATTCTACACGGTATGTTGATCACGAATCCGTGAGAAACACACTAAACCCTGCACCAAGACTGCAGGGACTGCGTCGCGTATAACGATTCGTTACCCTAAAGGCAGGTTACGAACGCGCGCACGCCTCAGTTTTTGAGATCATCGTTTCCCCCAAGATCGGCCAACCGGCCCTCTTCGGCTGCAAGCCGCCGAATTATCTCGAAAGCTAGGCCCGCATGGTTGCCTCTGTAAAGGTAGTCTAGAGTGCCGGCCAGCCTGTCACATATGAGAATCGCCAACTCGATATCCAGGGGCCGCTCCCCGCGCTCGTAATTACTGAGCCGCTGCGGCGATATCCCGATGAGCTTGGCAAGCTGCCCTTGGCGCACGCCTTTTGCCTCGCGCAACATCACGATTCTGTTGCCAACGAGGGTTTGCCAACTGGCGTTTTTGGCAATCTTCATCGGCGCACGGCTACTACACGCGCCCGCTAACTGCATCTAAACGGACTGTTGACATATTCAACGGTATGTTTATGGTTCAGCATCATGACAGACATCGAAGCCCTCGACTTCCTCGCGAGCAAACTGGGCGGAAAGTCCGGCGTTGCCGCAGCCCTCGAAGCTACGCCGCAGCGTGTCACCAATTGGTACGAGCGAGGGATCAGCGCCAACATGCGCCCCGCCGTTTGGGCAATGGTCAACGACCACGGCGGCAATCTCACGCGCGACTGGCTCATGCCGAGGGCCGCGTGATGGTGAATGCCGCTCAGCTTCGGAAGGTTCGCACCGCCTTTGATACAGCGCGAGCGCGGAAGCGCCTTGTGCGTCCGGCCGTCTGCGAAAACTGCAACGCCATTCCCGAGCATGGCCCTTTGCACGGCCATCACGACGATTACTTGAAGCCGCTCGACGTTCGGTGGCTCTGCCGTTCCTGTCACGTCAAGCATCACATCGCGCTCCGCAAGGCAGACGGCACATTTAAGCCGGGCGGACGGAGGGCCGCATGACCCACCTAGCCGAGTTCGCCGTGCTGGCTGCCTTTGCTGTCCTGATATGGGCTCTGTTCCGAGTGGTGATGAAATGAGCGAGGGCCTGACGCATTTCGAGTGGCTTCAGGCCGAGAAGGCGCGGGTCCGGTCGCTCCTGTCCAAGCAGGCAAGCCCGGCGGCTCTGGCGCGGCTGCCCAAGCCGATCGTGCCGACGATTGAGAAGTTGCCGCCGGTCGTGCTGGCGACGCGGGCGCACGCGACGAATTTCAACAGGCAGGACGGCTCGCGCCGATCCGCTCAGGCACGAGGCGCCGGCAAAGACTTCAAGCCGCGCGCTCCGGTCCCTGCCGAGCATCTGCGCGATCTGGTCGACGTGGTTGCCCGCCGGTTCCGACTGACTGGCAAGCAAGTTTCGACCGTCACCCGCGACCGGGAAGTGATCGCCGCCCGGCATGTGGTCGTGGTCACAGTTCTCGAAATCACCGGGGCGACGCAGACCAACCTCGCCAAGGCGATGGGCGTGTCCCTTGACGTGGTGAAAAGCTCGAAAGCCTACGGCCAGTCGGTCATCAATAACTACTTCGGATATGCCGAGAAGTACGGCGCCGCGAAGGCCGACATTTACGCTCAGTGGCCGGAATACCGGAGGGCCGAATAATGCCGAACCGGGGATGGCGCTACCGCGCGAAGGGTTACGGTATGGCCGAGGCTCAAGCCGAGCTTGAGGAAGGCATCCACCCCGGCGTTGTTGCCTCGCGCCTTGGCGATACCGAAGAAAACGTCCGCGAGATTGCCGCTCAGCAGGGCTGGCCGATCTCGTGGAGCGGGCAGACTGCCCAGCAGATCCTCGACGCTCACGAGCGCATTTATACATGAGCGGCTCACTTTCCCCCGCTGGCCTGCATAGCTTTCCGAACAGGTCCAGCACTGGCCGGGCGTTGAATTGGGTCACGTCCGGCCAGCCCCTTCATCCCGGACTCGTGGCTTTGCCCGGCTCTGGTGCTGTTCTCGAAACCCCCGGCCAGTGCATCTCCCTTGTCTGCACGCTCCTCCCGGCCGGGCAACCTGGAGGCGGCGGCGACGGTTCTTGGAGGCGCCGCCTCCCCTTTATTCCGCACCTCACGAACCGACTTCAGCCTGCAAGCTATCCGGTTCGTGACGGTGCTCAAACGTGTCCAGGTGGTGGCTTGGCTCATGTCCACGAACATGAGGGAAGCCATGACCGGATACTTGGAAAAGCCTGCCGGGCACTCGGAGAAGTCTGCCGTGACTGCGGTTGTTAGAGCCCGCGACATGCTTTGCGACATCGCTGGCCAGCGCGGGTGGAACGACACACGCGAGAGCTGGCTGGCCCGCGGCGCGAGGAAAGCGGGGCTCTCGCTCCGGCGCGCCCGAGCCATTTTTTACCAAGAACCCATTCGCCTGGATGCAGATGAATACCTACGGATCGAGCAAGCCTACAGCCACGCTCGGGCTTCTATGGAAGCGCTTTCAATACTGGCGGGCGATGCGGAAGCTCGCGCGGATCGTCTGGCACAAGGACCAGGCCGAGAGGCTTTACGCCGAGGCGAACAAGCTGATGGGGCGGAGCGTCCAGGCGCCGCTTCCACTGTTCGATAGGGAGTGCCGCTAATGGACCGCGCCGCCAAACTTGCTGCTTTAGCTGGGCTTTATCTCGGAGCGGAAATGGGACTCGGTGCTGCCGATCCAGAACTAGCTAGGCAGGTCACGCGCCGCCGGCTTGCATTTGACGCAAGCAATTTAGGCTTCTCCGACCTCGAAATCTCCGCCGCCGTTGACGAGGCTCTGACAGCAGCGGGGACGACGCCATGACCATCGGACACAACAGCAAGACCACGAAGGCCGGTCCCATCCAGGCCGACCGCCTCAAGTCCTTCATTGAGCGGATCGAGAAGCTTGAGGAGGAGCGCAAGGCCATCGGCGGCGATATCAAGGACGTGTACAGCGAGGCCAAGGGCGTCGGCTACGACGTGGCGACGATGAGGAAGATCGTTGCCATCCGCGCCAAGGACTCGGCGGACGTGGCCGAAGCCGAGACCCTCCTTGATGTCTACAAGCACGCCCTCGGGATGCTCACCGGGGGCGCCGTGACGACCGTGCGCGTGCCGGTCGAGCCCAGCGAGGATGAGCTTGAAGAGCGGGCAGGGCGCATCGCGGCGGAAGTTGACAGGTGCATGGATCTGATAACCGACGGCCATCCGCCCGGCATCTACGCCATTCAGAACCTCATCAACTGCAGCACAGGCAAGGCAAGCAAGCTGCGCGGCATGGTGATGGATCGCATTTCACGCGGAATAATCAAACTGCGTGAAATGAAAAAGCCAGAAGACGGCGACGACGACATTACAGAATCCATGGAGGCGGGCTCCATAGGGGTTGAAGCCGGGCGACCCAGCAAACCAAGCGCCCCTGCCGAGCAATCGGTTAACGCTGTTCCGCCTCCGGGGCTCGTTACGCCCGAATCGGAAAACGGCAAAGGGGAGCAACCCGGCACCCTATCGGTCGGCGCGGTAGCGGCGGAGCCGCGCGTAGCACCATTCATCCTGCCGAGCAGATCATCGTGGGCATCAATCACCGCCGTTCGCGAGGCGCACCACGCCGCTATTGAGGCCGCACGCGAAGCCAAGCGCGAGGCCCGCCGCCGCGAGATGGAACAGTTGAATAAGCTGGCGGCCATCACCGATGCGGACATGCCGGAGCCGTTCGATTTCCTTCAAGGCCCATCCCCCGCCAACCGGAGCCTGCGCCCATGACCATCCGCGAAGCCGAGGCAGAGGTGAGGAAGATGCGCAGGTGGAAGAAGCGGGCGGGACCCGGCTTCCGCAAGAAGGCCGACGCTGCCCTGAGAGAGGCGGTCAAGGCTGCGCTCATAGCCGCCGCGAAGGGGCGATAGATGGCCGACCTGCATCAATCGCAAATCGCGCCCGCCGAGAACAAGTTTCACGTCGGGAACGGCGACGACGGCAAGCATTACTGGCTGACGCCTCCGGACCTGTACGCCCAGCTCGACGCCGAGTTTCATTTCGACTTCGACCCGTGCCCGTATCCGTTGCCGCCGGGCTTTGACGGTCTGACCTGCGAGTGGGGGCAAAGCAACTACGTCAATCCGCCCTTCGGCTCGATCATGCACCAGGGGCCGAACGACAAGAAGCCGAAGAAGAAGGGGCCGACTGCGTGGGTCCGCAAGGCCGTTGCCGAGCATGCCAAGGGCAAGACCGTGGTGCTGGTTTACCCGGTCGACAAGTGGCTGTTCTTAACACCCAACCCGCCCCGCAATCTGGGCGACGTGAAGTGGCTTGCGACCGAGGACGGATCCGCTGGTAAGGGCACCGGCCGGCATATCGCCTGTTTCGTTTGGAAGGGGCGATAGATGGCGCGCAAGAATCCCGAGCAGCGATTGCAGATACAGATCGCCAACTTCCTACGGCTGGCCTTGCGTCCGCCGACGGTGTGGACGGCGTTCCCGGCGGGCGGCGGCGGCAAGGTTCGAGGCGCGCTCCTTAAGTCTATGGGGCTCAAGGCGGGCTGGCCAGACGTGCAAGTCCTTCACCCGCTGGGCCTGAACACGCTGGTCATCGGCATCGAGTTGAAGGCCAAGAAGGGCCGACTCTCCAAGCCACAAATCGAGACGGCCGATGCCCTGTGGGCAGCAAACGCGCGCTACGTTGAATGTCGGTCGCTGGAGGAAGTCGATAGGTGCCTGCGTCGCGCTGGCGTCCCCATGCACGCGCGCGTCGTGGACGCTTCGTTATCCCAGCAGGATAGGGCGGCGTGATGGCCGTCCACAGCACTTCTTTCTACCGCATGTTGTGCGGTTCTGCTATGTTTCCAGCTGGAAGTTGGGGCCTTGGCTGGTCCTCTCCGGATGGGCTACAAGCCGGTTGTCGGAGGGCGGGTGTCAGCAATGCCCCGCGCCCGCCACTACGGGTTCCAACCTCCGACACCAGCCCCGCTATGCGCCGTGGAAAGCGTGCAGCGGGTCGTTCTTAGTGGAGACGCTGAATGGCGAAGAAAGCCAAATCGGGCGCGGATTCCCGCAAGCCCTGGATCAAGTGGTACACGCGAGACTGGAGAGGCGACCCGCCGCTGCGCATGTGCAGCTTCGCGGCGCGTGGGCTCTGGATCGACCTTCTATCGTTGATGGCGGAAAGCCGGGCGTTTGGTTTCCTGCTGATAGAGGGCGTGATCCCGACGCACCGTCAGATCGCGGGCCTACTTGGTGGTTCCGAAAAGGACATCGCCAAACTCATCAAGGAACTGGGCGACGCGAACGTCTACAGCATCACCGGCCACACCATGCCCGATGACGTGTCCAGCCTGATCCCCGACGATATGCCGGACGGCGTTATGCTCTCGCGCCGCATGGTGAGGGATAAGGCCAAGGCCGTTGCCGACAGCGAGAACGGTAAAGGGGGCGGTAATCCCAAACTGACTGGCTGGGTTAACGGGGGGGTTAACCCCCAAGCCAACCCTCAGAGTCAGATGTCAGATGCAGAAGGAAGAATAGGGGAAACCCCTACAGGGTTTCCCCCTGATGAACCATCTCGACCTGTTGCCGCGCACGGGGGCCTTGGGGGCCCCGCGCACGATACCGCAAGCGTGCTGACCAATCTCGGAAACCGGAAGCGAGTGATCCAATGAGCCTGAACCAACCCCGTGAAATGCCGCAGGCGTTCGAGGCTGAAATGGCCTTGCTGGGCGCAATCCTGGTGAACAACCAAACATACCACCGCGTCGCAGAGTTCCTGAAGCCGGAGCATTTCGCGGACCCGATGCACGGCAAATTGTACGAGAGCGCAGCGAACGTCATCAAGCGCGGGCAAAGCGTGTCGGCGTTCACGCTCAAGACCTACGTGGACAGCGTGCCGGGCCTCAAGGAGGCGGGCGGCGGCGGCTACATCGCCAAGCTGGCCGCGCAGTCTCAGTACGTCGGGAACCCCGAGAGCTTCGGCCGAGAGGTGGTCGACGCGGCCCTGCGGCGAGGGCTCATCGCGGCCACCGCAGAGGCACAGGCGAGGGCCTACAGCCCCGACGCCAGCGAGACGGCAACCGCGCTGATCGAGCAGCATGAGCGCGCCTTGTATGACCTCGCAGTCGGCCATACCGACGCGGGCTTTGAGGGCTTCGCCAAGGTGCTGACGAGCAGCGTCCAGCACGCCGAGAGCGCGCACCAGAGGCAGGGTCAGTTGAGTGGCGTTACGACCGGCCTCACGTCACTGGACACCCTGCTAGGCGGCCTGCATCGATCGGATCTGGTGATCCTCGCCGGCCGTCCTTCGATGGGCAAGACGGCACTGGCGACGAACATCGCCGTCAATGCCGCGCTCGCCTATCGGTCGGAGCCGGGAGCGGACGGCAAGCCCGTCACCATCGACGGCGCCCGCGTGGGCTTCTTCTCGCTCGAAATGTCGAGCGAGCAACTGGCAACCCGCGTCGTGGCCGACCGCTGCGGCATCTCCAGCGCCCGCATCCGCAGGGGCGAACTGACCAGCAAGGAAATGGACGGCTTTATCGCCGCTGCCCACGAATTCGAGGCCCTGCCGTTCTACATCGATGACACCCCAGCTCTGACCCTGACCGCGCTCCGCACGCGCGCCCGGCGCCTTCAGCGGCAGTACGGCTGCGACCTGATCGTGGTCGACTATCTCCAGCTCATCACCCCGGACACCAAGCGCAACGGCATCAACCGGGTCAACGAAGTCTCCGAAATCACCATGGGCCTGAAGGCGATGGCGAAGGAACTGGACGTGCCCGTTCTGGCCCTGTCGCAACTCTCGCGCGGCGTGGAGAACCGGCAGGACAAGCGCCCCCAGCTTGCCGACCTCCGCGACTCTGGCTCAATCGAGCAGGACGCCGACGTGGTGATGTTCGTCTACCGCGAGGAATACTACCTGGAGCGCGACAAGGCCAAGAACGGTGGCCCGGATCACCTCGCCAGCATGGGGCAGGGCGACGTGCTGGTGGAGAAGCAGCGGCACGGGCCTATTGGCACCGTGAAACTGAAGTTCGAGGCGCGGCTTACGCGCTTCTCGGACCTGTGATGACCACCCGCAAAGCCTTTTGGGGAACGCATGATGATCTGGTTCGCTTCGCTAACACCCATCCCGTGAACAGAAAGGCTTAGAGCAATGTTGAACGCTATTCCCGTCGTCGGTTGGTTTCTGTCGCTGTTTTTCTCGATCAGATTGGCGATCCCGTTTTGGATCGTTTGGACCGCGTGCGGCATCGGCGCGACTTACGGTTACTTCCTGCCGAACGTCTATCAGGCGCCCGGTTTCTGGGATTGTGTCGGCGTGTTTATCGCAGTCGGCATCATCAAAGTCGTGTTTGTGCCGCGCCTCGCGTCGGTCAGCTCGTCGGCTGATACCGAGAAGAAGTGATTACCGATGGCGCCGATTCAGCCACAGGCAAAGGTCAGGACGCCACCACCCACCCACAGGAGAAGCGGAGATGACGGCCAAGGATGACAACATGGAGTTGGTGGAGATGATCCGCAGTGTTCTGGAGGCGGAAAAGCCGCCGCATGAACTCGCCCAAGACGTACTCACCGCCATCGAAGCATCAGGCAGGAGGATTGTGCCGGTGGGGCCGACGCTGAAAATGATTGTGGCTGGCGCGTCGGCAAAGCCGCTTGCCAACCGCATGAATACGCTCACTGCGGCGGGCGTATATGCCGCCATGCTCTCCGCCTCTCCCAAGGTGACGACATGAGCATGTTGGAGGCGCTGGGCCTCGGGCTTTGCGTAGGTGTCGGGTGTCAACTTGGAGCCAACATCGTCAAGGCGATTTGGAAATGGTGGAACGCATGACCAAAGCAGATGAACTGAACGCGCTGGCGGATAGGTGTGAGCGGGAAAACGGCGGGATGCACCTGGATCAGGCCATCCTGTCAGCGCTCGGCTACACATGGCGCGGGCTGGCTTACTGGCACCGCGACAACAGCCATACGTGGAAGCATTCATCGAAACTGACCACCTCCCTAGACGCAGCCGTGAGCCTCGTGCCGGAGAACTTCAGCTACGAGCTGGCATTCTCGGCAGCCGGCGAGGGCGCAATGCGTCGCGCCCGGCTTTGGGACTGGCGCCGTGGCCCGCTGATGATCGATCCGGCAAACGAGTGGGCATCGACAGCCAAGACACTACCAATGGCCCTTTGCGCCGCCGCTCTCCGCGCCCGCGCCGCGCTCTCACAGACAGATGGCGCAGCCCCCGAAACACCAAAGGTCAGGACACCCAAATGAGAAACCGCACCTGGACCCCAGACGACACCGCTACGCTGCGACGCATGGCCCGAGCCGGATACAGCGACGGCGAGATTGCCCAGCACCTAGGATATTGCCGGGAGACGGTGACGCGCCGCCGGGCAGCATTCCACATTGAGCGCGGCATGAACTTGGCAATGATTGCCATGCTTGCCCGCGTGAACATGCGGCGTAGGTTGGCGGCTTAACCTATTTTCCGCTTGCATTTTCTAAATCACAGTCCGTAGAGTTTTTTACCGTTACCCCTCAAGAGGTTAGCGGTTTGCCTAAGGCCCCTCGTGGTCCGTACATCGACAAGCCTTTCCGAGACGCCTTGCGGCTTGCCGTAAAGCGACCGGAAAACGCTGCCGTCAAAGGCAAGACCAAACTCGACAAGATCGCCGCCGCCCTCGTTGAAGAGGCTGTGAACGGCGACGTTCCCGCAATCAAGGAAATCGGCGACCGGCTCGACGGCAAGGTGCCGCAGGCTGTGACGGGCGAGGGGGGCGGCCCCATCGCAATGGCGATCTCATGGCTGCAACCCAGCGAATAACCATCCCCTACAGCCCGCGCCGGGCCTTCCTGCCGTACCATGAGACGAGCAAGCGTTGGCGCGTGATCGTAGCCCACCGCCGCGCTGGTAAGACCGTGGCGACCGTGAACCAGCTTATCCGGTCGGCGCTGACCTGTGACAAGCCCAGCCCGCGCTGCGCCTATGTCGCGCCTCTGTTCAAGCAGGCCAAAGACGTTGCGTGGGCCTACGTCAAGGAGTTCACCCGCGTCATTCCAGGAGCAGAAGCCAATGAAAGCGAACTGCGAGTTGATCTCCCCAATGGAGGTCGAGTTCGTCTTTACGGGGCCGACAATCCCGACGGTATGCGCGGCATCTATCTGGATGACTGCGTGCTTGATGAGTTCGCCGACATGCGGCCCAGAGTGCTGCCTGAAATCATCCGACCAGCCCTGTCGGATCGTAAAGGTTCGCTAACCATCATCGGCACGCCGCGCGGACACAACGACTTTTACGACTACTGGCAGCTAGCCCAGAACGACAACGACTGGTACGGCGTGCTTCTCCGGGCCTCCGAAACCGGCCTTGTGGCGGCGGAGGAGCTTGAAGCCGCCCGCAAGATGATGACGCCAGAGCAGTACGAGCAGGAGTTCGAATGCTCGTTCGAAGCGGCCATCCAAGGCGCTTTCTGGGGCAAGGAGATGGCGCAGGCGGACCGCGAGGGCCGCATCTGCGATGTGCCTGTGGACCCCAGCCTACCCGTCTTTACGGCGTGGGATCTGGGCGTGAAGGACACGACCGCCATCTGGTTTTTCCAGGTGCTGGCCGGCGGCATCAACGTGGTGGACTTCTACGAGGCATCGGGCGTCGGCGCCGAGCATTACGTGGACGTTCTGAACCAGCGCGCGGAGGCTGGCGGATACGAGCTGGGCTTCGCCATGGTACCGCACGACGCCAAGGTCACGGAATGGGGCACCGGCCGCACGCGCGTCGAGACAATCACGCGGCTTGGCCTGAAGCCCGATCTAGTGCCCGCTCACGGCCTGATGGACGGTATCCAGGCCGCGCGCCTGACCATCCCGCAGTGCCGCTTCGACCGCGTGCGCTGTGCTGAGGGTATCGAGGGCCTGAAGCAATACCGCGCCGAGTTCGATGAGGAGCGCAAGGTGTTCAAGCCCCGGCCGCTCCACAATTGGGCGTCCAACCCGGCCGACGCCTTCCGTTATCTCGCCATCGGCTGGCGACAGTTGCGCGCCCCGGTGCCGCCGCCGGTTCGCAAGGCTGACACTTACGTCGGCCAGCCCGACGGCACGATCACAAGCAACCTGACATTCCGAGAAATGGTGGAGCGCAAGCGTCGCCGCCGACTGGAGGCGCAATGAGCGAGGCAGAAGTACAGGGCTCGGCAACGATTGAGACGCAGCGCGAGTTTGCTGGCTCTCCGACCGAGTTCACGAAGAACTGGATGTCGGCCATCGACATGGCGGGCAAGGACGAGAAGAACTGGCGCGAGGATGCCGACAAGACCATCCGCCGCTATCGGTCGAGCAAGCCCAATCAGTTCAACATCCTGTTCGCCAACACACAGACGACCGTTCCAGCGCTCTACAACAGCGAGCCGGTGCCGGACGTGCGCAGGCGCTTTGGCGACAACGATCCCGACGGCAAGGCCGTGTCGATGGCGCTGGAGCGGGCGATCTCGATTCAGGCGGAACTGTACGACTTCAACTCGTGCATGGAAGCCGCCGTGAAGGACCGCCAGCTCGCTGGCCGTGGCGTGACCCGCCTGCGGATCGTGAACGGCCCGAACGGCTCGCGTCGCATCGAGTGCGAGCCCATCGTGTGGGACGACTTCCGGCGCGGCCCGGCGAAGATGTGGCGCGACGTGCCGTGGGTCGCCTTCCGGCACCGCATGACGCGAGACGAACTGGTGGAGATGAGCCCGAAATACGGGCGCGAAGTCACCCTCGACGCGACGATGATCGAGGCCAAGACCGGCGACAACAGCGAAGACCCGCCGGAAATGTTCAAGCGGGCGATTGTCTGGGAAATCTGGGACAAGGCCACCAGCAAGCAGATCTTCATTGCGGAGTCGTTCAAAGACGGCCCGCTGCTGGTCAATGACGACGGCTACAAGCTGCGCGAGTTCTTCTGCGTGCCTGAGCCGCTGTACGCGGTGAAGACCAGCGACAGCCTCGTGCCCGTCTGCGAGTTCACGATCTGGAAGCCGCTGGCGGACGAGGTGGACACGCTCACCGAGCGCATCGCCAAGATCGTCAAGGTCATGAAGTGGCGCGGCCTCTACGACGGCGCCTTTGCCGGTCTGGTCGAGAAGCTGGAGACGCTGGAGGACGGCCAGCTCGCGGCGGCTGACGATCCGGCGCGCTCCATGCAACAGGGCGGCATTGAGAAGGCCGTGTGGATGATGCCGGTGGCCGACGCGGCCAAGCTGGTCGAGACGCTCTACGTTGCCCGTGAGCAGGCCAAGAACCAACTCTACGAGCTGACCGGCGTTGCCGACATCCTGCGGGGCTCGACGCAGGCCAGCGAGACTGCGACGGCCCAGCAGATTAAGGCGCAATGGGGCTCGCTGCGGCTGCAGGAGGCACAGGCCCAGGTGCAGCGCTACGCCCGCGACCTGTACCGCATGATGGCGGATCTGATTGCCGAGATCATGGCGCCCGAGGAAATCGCGGCCATGACGGGCGTGCAGTTGACGCCCGAGCAAATACAGCTTCTCAAGGGCGGCGACCTGCGGCGCGAGTTCGTGATCGAGATTGAGACGGATTCGACCATCCGCGCCGACCTTGCGAGGGCACAGGAGAACGTCGGCGGCTTCATTACCGGCATGGGCAGTTTTGTGGATTCGGTTGGTCCCGCCGTGCAGTCGGGCATGATGCCGGCGCCCATCGCGGTGAAGCTGCTTACGTCCTTCGCGCGCTACTTCAAGCTGGGCCGTGAAGCTGAGACGGCCATGGACGAATGGACCAAGTTCCTCGAAGAGCAGGCCAAACAGCCGCCCGCACCGCCGCCGCCTGATCCGAAGGCCGAGGCCGCCAAAGTCAAGGCTGAAGCCGACATGGCAAAGGCCCAGATGGACATTCAGGGCGCGCAGGCCAAGCACGGCATGGACATGGAGAAGATGCAGGCCGACGCCGCGCTTACCCAGCAGAAGCACCAGCTTGAGCAGCAGAAGCTCGGCGCGCAGGTGCATGTCGAGCAGGTCAAGGCCGGGCTTGCGCAACAGCAGATGCAAGCCGAGGTCCAGATGAAGGGGGCCGAACTGCAGATGCAGCGCGAGAGCTTGGAGAGCAACGCGCAAGCCCAGCAGTACGGCCACCAGATCAGCATGGAAGCGCTGGCGGCCAAGCAGGCGGCGGCGAAGAAGCCGGGGGCGGACAAGTGAGTTCGTGGCTGCGCGCCCGGAACTACAACTCGCCCGAGATACAGGCGATTGTGGACCATTGGGAAAAGATGCGCCCGGCTTGGGAGGCGGAACAGCGCTGGCAGGACGCCAGAGACGAACAGCGCCTGTTGCAGCAGCGCACGGCTAAGGCAGCCAGTAAGGCAAAGCGGGCAGAGTGGACCGCTGGCGTTGCCAAGATCATGGCAGAGGTTCGCCGCCGCGAGACGGTGCGCGCAATTGCGGAGTTCGGCTTATGAGCCGCTATCGCATGGCCCCCGATGGCATGTGGATCGACAAGGCCACAGGCGAGCCCATGCAGGCTCCGGATCGCGTCTGCTCCCCCGTCGTCGTCAAGGACGTGACCTACAAGTCGCCCCTGACCGGCAAGGAGATCACCAGCCGCAGCCAGCGCCGCGAAGAGATGAAAATGCATGGCGTGAGAGAAGTCGATCCGGGCGAGTTCACCCCGACCTACAACAGCAAGAAGCGGGCGGAGCAGTCCCGGCGCGATCACAACCCGCGCGAAAAGCCGAAGTTGGAAGAGGGGATTTACCACCGCCTCGACAAGTCGGCCGTTCCCGAACGCATCGCCAAGACGATTGCCTAACCCCTTACCCGGTGATAGCATGGACAATGAGATTGAGAACGTAAGCGCGGAGACGCCGGTAGCGGAAACGCCCGTTGTCGAGACGCCGCCGACGTTCGAAGAGACGATGGACCGAGTGGCCCGCGAGGTTGCAGAGCGCGAGCCGGTCAAAGGTCCAGACGGAAGGTTTCAGCCCAAGGTCGCAGCGCCCGGCGCTCCCGAGGGCATCGATGTTCCTGGCAAGCCCGAGCTTGCAGCGCCCGAACCGGCACGCCCGGCCATCGACGCGCCGCAGTCTTTGCCAGACGACGTGAAGAAAGCGTGGGCCACGTTTCCACCCGAAGTGCAGGCAGGTATTGCCCGCCGGGAAAACGAGGCTCACGAGAAGATCACGGCGGACGGGCAGAGGATCAAGGCCCTATCCAGCTTCGAAGAAGCTCTTGCACCGTTTCAGGCTCGCCTGCAGCAAGTCCAGGCTCCACCCGCCGAGTATGTCAGGCGGCTGGCGGCAGCGGACCAACTGCTCGCCTCCAATCCGATGCAGGGTATTCAGGAAGTAGCGCGGCTCTACGGGATTGATCTTCGACAGGCAGTGACCGGGCAACCGGACCCCTCCAGCGCCCTGCATTCCAAGATCCACGAACTCGAAACCAGACTCTCCGAGCGAGAGCAGGCGGACGAGCAGGCCCGACTTAGGGCGGCAAACCAGCAGATCGAGCAGTTCAAGAAGGACCGGCCTTACTTCGATGAGGCCACCGACATGATGGACAAGCTGATCCGCTCCGGCGCCGCCAAGGGCCTCGAAGACGCCTACGACATGGCGATCAACGCGCATCCGGAAATCCGGGCCAAGCGGGACACCGAAGCAAAAGCGGAGGCCGAGAAGAAGGCCGCCGAAGAAGCCAAGGCCAAGGCCGCAAGGGACGCGAAGATCAACCCCCTCGCAAGGCGCCCCGGCTCCACGCCGACGGCGCCCCTCAAGGGCAAGTCGATCTGGGACACCGTCGATCACGTGGCTGCGGACATCAGGGCGCGCACATAGCGAAAGGCCCATTAGATGGCATCCCCGAACAGCACTTTCACGGAGATCGTCACCACGACGCTCCGTGAGCATCCGTCGGAAATCACCGACAACGTGAGCGATCACAACGCACTTCTGCGGCGCATGAAGAAGCGCGGCAACATCAAGAAGATCGACGGCGGCTATGAGATCGTCCGCCCGCTCGATTACGCGGAAAACGGCACCTATCAGCGCTTCAGCGGCTTCGACACGCTCAACGTGGCGGCTTCCGATGTGCTGAGTGCGGCCAAGTTCGACTGGACCCAGGCGGCGATCCACGTCACCGCGTCCGGCCAGCAGCTCCGCATGAACGCGGGCGGCAACCGCATCGCTGACCTCGCCAAGGCGCGGCTCAAAAACGCGATCCGCACCGCGGCGAACTATCAGTCCATCGACCTCTACTCGTCCGGCGCTCTGACGAACCAGATGGGCGGCCTTGCCCATATCGTCACGAACGACGGCACGGGCACGGTCGGCGGCATCGTCGCCGGCACCTACGATTTCTGGAAGAACCAGTTTTACGAGGCGCCGTCGTCCAACGCCGTGAGCAAGTCCAACATCAAGGGGTACATGAACACCCTTTGGCTGCGCTGCGTGCGCGGCACGGACAAGCCGGACCTCATCGTCAGCTCGCACGACTTCTATTCCTACTACTGGGAGTCGCTGCAGGATCTCCAGCGCTTCGCGTCGGCGGACAAGGCCGAGGCGGGCTTCCCTGAGCTGAAGTACAACACCGCCGATGTTGTCTTCGACAGCAACAGCAACTTCTCGACCACGGCTGAGAAGATGTACTTCCTGAACACTGACTACCTCGAAATGGTCGTCCACAAGGACGCCGACTGGTCGCAGATGGACGACAAGATGTCCGTCAACCAGGACGCCGTCGTGATCCCCCTCCTCTGGATGGGCAACCTCGTCTGCAGCAATCGCGCGCTGCAGGGCGTTTTCATCGACGCCGCGTAAGGGAAAGGAGAACACAACATGTCGTCCCTCATTGGCGCAAATACCGCCGCAACCACGACCACGGCCGAGTTCGGCCTTGGCGACCGGCACACCGACCACGACGGCAAGGTCTGGACCTACGTCCAGGCCTCCGCCGCCATCGCGCAGTACGATGTCGTCGTCTTCGACGAGACGTACACGACCCTCGCGGCGCCGGTCAGCACCAGCAACGACGCACGCGGCGACAAGCTCGGCGTGGCGGCCGTTGCCTTCGCCGACAACGAGTATGGTTGGCTCCAGATTTACGGACCAACCACGCTGAACGTTCTCGCGTCGTGCGCCCCGCACGTCGAACTGACCACGACCGCGACCGGGGGCTCGCTTGACGATGCCACCACGTCGTCCCTCGTCGTGGCCGACGGCATCGTCACGACGGCGGCGTCTGTCAGTGCCGCGTCGGCCAAGGCGGGAGTTCTCAACTTCCCGGTTGTCGGCCGCACTCTGTAAGCGTTACCGGCGGGGGCTTCGGTCCCCGCCGCTTCTCTTGGAAGGACCGCATGGCCGAGCCCGTCCGCATCTCTGTTCTGATCCCCAGCCGGGGCCGCGTGGAGCGGCTGGCGAGGCTCGTCCAGTCGAGTGCGGCGAAGTCATCGGGCAGGCATCCCATTACCTACGCCATCGGCATCGACGCCGACGACGGCGACACCATCGCAATGGCTTTGGCCCTGCGTGCGAGCGGCCTCCCTGTGATGCCCTGTGTTGCGGCTCGCCCGCCTTCGCTGGGTGGGCTGGTCAACCGGCTGGCCGAGCGCGTGCCGGGCGATGTCTACGCCATGATGGGCGACGACATGACCGTCAAGACTGACGGGTGGGACGATGCCATCGCGACCGCGTGGCACGGCAAGCCCGACGGCGTGTGGTGGTGGCGGCTGCAGAATAACGCGGCCTTGCCTGTGATCTCGGAGAAGTGGAGGGCCGCCGCCGGCCGCCTTCTGACGGACTATTTCCCGTTCTGGTATGACGATATCTGGCTGATCGAGGTTTTGCGCTACGCGACCGGCAGCCTTCATTGCCAGCCCATCGAGGCGTGGATCGACGACCGAGCTTCCGCCACACATCGTATGCGCGACCTGAAGTTCTGGGATGATTTCTTCTGGTCGCGCCGCGAGGAGCGCCGGGACGAGGCCCGCCGGATTGCCGCCGCTCTTGGCTGGCCGCCCTTGAGGGATCTCGACGCGCTGGACGTGGCGCGCAACCTCACTTTCGACGCCGTGGGCCTTGAGGCCAAGCAGGGCGACCCGCGCCCGCCCACACCGGAATATCTTGCCGCGCTGAACAGAGCCCGCGCGCTGATGCAACAGAAGGAAGCCGCCTGATGTTCGACGCCAAGCCGGAAGACCGCGAGAAGTTCGCCGTATTCGTTCTCGACATCGAGACGGACCACAAACCGGACGGGCAGGGCGGGCTTGTGCCGTTTGACCGCATCATCCTCGGCAAGAAGGGCGCACCGAACTATCAGCAGCCGTGGGACGTGTCCCGGCTCATGAAAGACGATCCCACGCTCTGGGAACACATCCGGCCGATCTACGACAAGTGGAAGGCGACGAACGTCATCACGACCGAGGGGCATCCCCTGGAGGCGTGGCCGGTCCTGACCAAGGGCCAGTTGAAGCAGGCCAAGAACCTCGGGCTGCGGTCCGTGGAGGATTTCGCCAGCGCCACCGACACCATCCGCGAGAAATACGGCATGGGCTTCGCCGAGCTTCAGAAGGCCGCCAAGGCGTTCCTCGCCAACAAGGCCGACAGCGAGAGCGCGGCGCGCGTGACCACGCTGGAGGACCAGATCAAGGCCATGGCGGCGCAACTGGACGAAGCGCGCTCGACCATCGACGGCCTGATGGCCGCACAGGGCAAGGTCGCGCAGAAGCCGCGCCGGGCCGCCTGACATGTCGCTGCTCACTTTAATCCAGAAAGCCGCCGTTCGCGTCGGCATCCCCAAGCCGAGCGTGGTTGTGGCCGCCACCGATCTGGGCGTGCAGCAGCTTCTGGAGTTCGCGCAGGAAGAGGGCGAGCAGCTTGCTCGCTACGGCGACTGGCGCGTCCTTCGCAAGGAAAAGACCTTCACCACGGTAGCGGCCGAGACGCAGACCGATACGCCGATCCCGACCGATCTGGGCGCCTTCATCGACCGCACCTTCTGGAATCGCAGCCGGCGCGAGCGCATCTACGGCCCCGTCTCGCCGGAAGTCTGGCAGCGGTGGAAAGCGACAACGACGTTCCCCATCACGGACACGTTCTGCTTGCGGGGCACATCCTGGCTGATGGCGCCGACGCCGATTGCAGGGCAGACCATCGCCTACGAGTACCGTTCGAAGAACTGGTGCCAGTCGAGCGGCGGCACCGGACAGGCGGCATGGGCAGCCGACACAGACACCGGCATCTTGGACGAGCGCCTGATGGGAATGGGCCTCGTCTGGCGCTACAAGCAGGCCAAGACGCTGGATTGGGAAGCGGACTACTCCAAGTACGAATTTGAAGTCGCGCAAGCTCTGGCCGCAGATCAACCCCGTAAGACTTTGAATATGGGGGGAGAAACAATGGCTTATGGAGTTACGACACCCGATGGTTCTTGGAACTTGTAGGCAGAAGATGCTTCCAAGAACGCCCATCGCGCACTTGTTTAATAGTGTCTGGAGACACGCCGTAGATGCCGGCAAGCGTGACGTGCATGCTGCTTCTGTCAGCACGAATCGCTATGACATCACGCGCCGTGAGCAAAGCCTTGTGGTGCATTTCACCGCGCGTAAGCGGGCTGCCTTTGTGGGAACGACCCTTCTCAGCCATGTCGCCAAGGTTGTCCGCGTGTGTGCCAAGCCAAAGGTGATCGGGGTTAACGCATCCCCGTACATCGCATTTATGACAGACGAGCATTCCCGGAGGCACCGGATGGCCATTGGCCGATTCCCACGCCACTCTGTGCGCGTATTTCGGCCCGTGCCAGGAAACCAATCCGTAGCCGTTCTTTGCCATCAATCCGAGCCACAGGTGGCATCCGCTGTTGGGCTCTGGGATGGTGTAGAAGTCCAAACGCTCGGCAAGCGTCGCCTTGCAGGAAACGCGCTTCGGCGTCAGTCTCTTTCCAGCCATGACAGCACTCCTTTTGCTGTTGTGGTTAGAGCCGCTGTGGCGTCGGAAGCGCCCGGCGGCTCGTCTTATTCTACCCGCGATTGCGTCCACTTTCACGCTGGAATTGCCGCATGCTCATGAACAAGAGCAAGCGCGCCAGATCGCGCCCCCGAGTAGGGCAGGGCGCCATCCCGTTCCCGTCGCGCGGCCTCCAGCTTCGCAAGGGGCTTGCGGAAATGCGCCCTGATGAGGCGCTGATCCTCGATAACTGGTTCCCGTCGTCCGGCTCGGGCCGGGTGCGGGGTGGGCACGTCACCCACGCCACCGGGCTTGGCGGGCCGGTGCGCTCGCTCATGGAATGGGCCGGGCCATCCTCCCGCAAGCTGTTCGGCGCGACGCCAAGCGCCATCTACGACGTGACGGCAGGCGGTGCGGTGGGCTCTGCAGACGTTTCCAGCCTCACCAGCGGGTATTGGCAGCACGTCAACTTCACCACGTCTGGCGGGCACTTTCTGGCCTGTGTGAACGGCGCCGACGCCTACCGAAACTATGACGGCTCATCATGGACCACGCCCAGCGTGACGGGCGTGTCCGGTGCCGATCTGATCGCCGTTGCCTCCTATGGCTCGCGCCTGTGGTTTGTCCAAGGCGGCAGCACGAAGGCGTGGTATCTCGGCACGTCGAGCATCGCCGGCTCTGCCACGGCTTTCGAGCTAGGCGACAAGTTCATCCGGGGCGGCAAGCTGCAGGCCATCGCCACGGTTTCCCGCGACGGCGGCAGCGGCACGGCGGATCTGATCTGCTTCATTTCCTCGACGGGCGAGATTGTGAGCTATCACGGCACCGATCCCGCCGACGCGACAAGCTGGGGCATCGACGGGCGCTATATGGCGGCTCCTCCGGTGGGCAACCGGGCAACGGCGCGAATCGACGCCGACGCCGCCCTGTTGACGGAGCGCGGGATCATTTCGCTGAAGCAGTTGATGGGCTCGGGCGGCTCGGCTGCGGAGCGCACGGCGATCACCAGCAACATCGACCAAGGCGTTATCGATGATTTCGCGCTGTACGGCCGGAATGCCGGCTGGGAAATCATTGTGCATCCGCGAGGGCGGCAGGCCCTCGTGAACGTGCCGACCAACGCCAATGCTGCGACGCAATACGCCCTGAATACGCAGACCGGGGCATGGTGTACCTATGGCCGTTTCGGATCGAGCCTGGATGCGCTCTGCTGGGGCCTGTTCAATGAGGGCCTGTACTTTGGCAAGGCGAATGGGACGGTCTGTCAGGCCGAGCGCGGATCGCAGGACGACGGCAGCGAGATCAGGGCCGAACTAAAGACCAGCTTTCAGCAGTACGGCGCGGCCGGGTCGGCCAAGCGGATGCAGTTCGTGCGGCCTCAGTTCACGGCGGCGGCATCGGTCGGCGTGGCGATCAAGGCTGACGTGGATTACCGCAACAGCACGCCGATGACGACCGACCAGTACCCGGCCATCGGTTCTGCAACCGGCGGCACATGGGACGAGAGCCTGTGGGACGTGGCGACCTGGGGCGATAGCGACACGCCCTTTGCCGACTGGCTACCCGTGAACGGCGTCGGCACGACGGCGGCGCTGCACATGGTGATCCGGCCCAACAGGACCAGCGTCAAGCTGCAGGCGTTCGACGTGAAATACGAAGTGACGACGGGGATTGCCCTTTGACCACTCGCCACACGCTCCTATTCGGTTATGACGAGCAGCTTTTGCCGTGGGTGGCCCAGCGCATCCCGTGGGTGGCGCCGCATCCCGGCATGAAGACGGTGGGTGTGGCAGACGGCGACACCGCCGACGCGAAGCTGCTCGCGGTCGCCGTCTATCACAACTTCATGGCGCCGATGCAGGTGCGGGGCGAGACCTGGTACAACTCCGTCGAGATGACCTTCGCCGCGTCGTCGCCGCGCTTCGCCACGCGCCGGACGATCATTAACCTGTTGAAGATTCCCTTCGATCAATTTAAAGTAGAGCAAGTCTTCGTTTCCATTCCCTCCATCAACGAACACGCGATGGAGTTCGTGAAAGGGATTGGATTCACGCCTCGGGGCACGTTTTCCCGGTTCTATGCCAAAAACGTGCATGCCTGCGTTTTCGGACTTCACCGAAACACGTTCAAGAGCCGCGACTTCCTGAGAAGGAAAAAGCCGCTCGTGACACGCAGCAGGCCACCGCATGGGCTCGAAGAGCGCCTCAGCACCGCAAGCGCCTGACCCCGCTTACGTCTCGCAGCAGCAAGCGAAGTCGAACACCTCGACCGCGATTGCCAATTCCGTTCTGAACAACGTCAACCAGCGCACCCCTTATGGGTCCCTGACGTACAACAAGATCGGCGGCGAGTACGACTCCAACAACACCATGGTTCCCCGCTGGGAAGCCGTGACCGAGTTGTCTCCCGAGCAACAGAAGCTCTACGACACGCAGACCCGCGTCACGCAGGGCGCGTACGACCTCGCGGACAAGTACACCGGCCGCATTGCCGACGCGACTTCCCAACCCTTCAGCTATGAGGGCCTGCCCAACGCGCCGGTCTACAACGACCAATACCGGACCGAGCAGCGCGACGCGATCCTGCAGCGCAACCAGCCGCAGATGGACCGCGACCGCGCGCAGCTAGAGCAGCGCCTTGCCGACCAGGGCGTCACCATGCAGGACCCGGCCTATAGAACGGCGATGGACCAGTATGGCCGGTCCGTGAACGATTTCCGGCTTGGCGCCGACACGCAGGCGGGGAACGCCGCCGCGCAGCAGTTCGGCTTGGAAGGCCAGACCCGCGACCGGGCGATTACCGAGCGGGCGAACCTGCGAACGCAGCCCATCAACGAAGTGGGCGCCTTGCTCGGAACGGGATCGGTGCAAAACCCGTCCTTCGTGCCGACGAACAACTACCAGATCGCACCAACCGACGTGAGCGGGAACTACTGGAATGCCTATGCCGGGCAGGTCCAGCAGCAACAGGCCCAGCAGAGGAATTCGAATGCTGCGCTTGGCGGACTGTTCGGCCTCGCTGGCAGCCTCGGGAGCGCGGCGATCATGGGCTCCGACATTCGCATGAAGGACAACGTGCGCCGCATCGGTCAAACCGACGACGGACAGCCGCTCTATTCCTTCACCTACAAGAGCGACCCGAGCAGGCTGCAGATCGGCCTTATGGCGCAGGACGTGGAGAAGATCCGGCCTGACGCGGTCATCGAGATCAACGGCATGAAGTACGTCGACTACGACAAGGCGCTGCCGTGAGCGCGCTAATAGCGAATGACCGTGCCGCCGCCGACTGGCTGGTAAACTGCCGTTCCCCGGCCGGACATTATGATCGCGGCATTGCGCCGACGCTCGCCGTCGATCTCTGCCTTGATCTGGGCGAGGGCGAGCCGGCCTTCGGCTTCGGTCATGGTGCCGGCCTGCACACGCTCGGCAATGACAGCTTGAGCGGCGGAAAGCCTCTCCTGCTGGGCGCTCGTTATGCCGCTGCAGGCGCCCACCAGAAGCGCGGCCACGATCACAATTCCAAGTCGCATATTCGTCTCCCGTCCCCCGCAAGGGTAACAGCCGCCGCCGCCCGGCGAAAGGGGGCCGCGTGAGCTTCATGCCGGAAGACAACAACCTCGCCTACACCATCGCGGGCACCCGTCGCTCCAATCCCTACGACCGTCGCCGCACGTTCGCCCAGCGGCTGCAGGCGCAGGGCATGGACTCATCCCCGATTGAACACCCGCTGCAGGGGGCCGCAAGGCTTGCGCAGGCGCTTGTCGGCGGCTGGATGGGCAACCGTGCCGACCGGGACGAGAAGAAGGCCTCCGAAGACTACAACAGCAGTCTCGCGGATGCCTTGGCCGAGCCCGATCCCAACAAGCGGATTGCCAAACTGTCGAAGGCCAATCCCGAGCTTGGCGCTCGCTTGTCCGGACAGATGGCAATAGATCAGGCTAAGAGCGCCCAGCAGCGGGAAGTGAACCAGCAGGCAGGCTTGGCGCTTCGCGGCGCCTATGGTGCGCCCCCGCAGGGTGGTGCGCCTCCGCAGGGGCAGGCCGCCCCGGCGATGGCGCCGGAACAAGTCCGGCAGCAGGGCCAAAAACACGTCGAATATCTTGTGAACGTTCACGGCTTCACGCCCGAGCAGGCGCAGTTGATGGTCGGCAATCTGGTGCAGGAATCGACGCTGGACCCCGGCTACGGCTTCAACAAGCCGGGCGGGGACGGCGGAACGGCCGTGGGCATGGGCCAGTGGCGCCTGGACCGCCGCGAGGCGCTGATCCGCGAGGCACAGGCACGCGGCGAGGACCCGTCCAATCCAACGACGCAGCTTGATTTCTACGCCAACGAATTCAAGACCCGGCCCGAGTTCCAGCAGTTCCAGAACGCCAAGACGCCGGAAGAGCGTCAGGCGGCTTTGATGGCCTACTTCCGGCCCGCCGGATACACACCGAACAACCCGCAGGGCGGCGACGGCTACGCGAACCGGATGCAGTACGGGCAGCAGGTTGGACAACCCGCTCCGCAGGGTCCGACCGGCCCGCCTCAGCCGCTTCAGGTCAACATGACGCCGAGCGCCATGCCGCAGGGCGACAACATCGGTGCGCCTCCGTCTCCGTCGCCTCGTGGCGTGAACGGACCAACGATGATGGCCGACGGAAGCGGGACGGCAGTCCCTCCCGCGCAGCCGCAGCGCGCCCCGGAAATCGGAAGGCCCCAAGCCGATCCGGAAATTGTGAACCGCGTGTCGGCGCTTGTCTCAATGGGCAAGATGTCGATTGCGGACGCCGACAAGGCCATCAGCGAAGACATCAACCGCCGTTGGCAGTTCGCTCAGACGCAGGCCGCAGAGGACCGCCGCCAACAGCTTCAAATCCAGCAGGAAGATCGCCGCCAGCAGGGCGCGCTTGATCGCTCTGGCGCTGAGGCTTTCATCAAGGGCACGGCTGACAGGTACATCAAGGACGTGCGCCCGAAGGCTGAAAACGCCATCGGTGAAATCAACAATATTCACCAGATCCGCCAGTTGCTTGATGCCGGGGCCATCACCGGCACGGGCGCCGACGCGCGCCTCTTTACGGCCAAGCTGGGCGAGTTGCTGGGCGTCCCGAGCGAGCAGGCGGCGAATACCCAAGTCCTGCAATCGACCTTGGCGGCTCGCGTTCTTGCCGGCATGGGCGGCTCGCTTGGAGCAGGCTTCTCTAACGCCGACCGCGAATTTGTCGAGATGGCAAAAGGCGGCAAGACCACCATGACCGAGCCCGCGCTGCGTCGCCTGATCGACATTGGCGAGCGCCAATCTCGCATGGCAATCGAAGCGCACAACAAGGAAGTTTCCCGGCTCCGCACCGTCCCCAGCCTTTCCACGATGGGCGATGAGTTTTTCACGCTGCCGCCCGTGCAGGATTACGCGAAGTGGCGCGAAGCCAATCCTCTCGCGCCGGTCATGCCGCCGCCTGCCGGTGCGCCGACCGGCAACAATAGCGCCCTGCCGCCGCCGCCTCCTGGCTTCCGGATGATCCGATGAGCAACCTTGCCATCAACGATGCCGGGGATGTTCTTGCCTTTGACGGCAAGGAATGGAAACCCGCGCCTGTAGCGGCAAACGACAAGGGCCAGAGAACTGCCTTTGACGGCAAGGAATGGCGCCCGCTGGACGCCAAGCCCGAAGGCGGCACGTTTTCCAACGCTGCCGAGAAGGTCAACACGGGCGTCAACTGGCTCGGCACACAGCTCACTAAGGGCGTGACTGGCGTGTTGGGCGCTCCCTCTGCGTTGGGCGAGCTTGGCAGGCAGGGGGCGGGCTATCTAGGCGAGAAGGTTGGCGTTCCTGAAGCCGGACGCGCAGCCGGCGCCGTGTTTAAGAACATGATGACCTTCGGTGGCGTAACACCGACGACTCAGGGCCTGAACCGCACCATATTCAAGGACGCGGGCGTCCCTGAAGTGAACGCCGCCGACAATCCCAATTTGATGCTGAAAAACCCGCTGGGGCTCGGCAGGGACATCAACGCGGGCGCAGTGCTGGACGCGGGCGTGCAGGCAATCCCCGGCATGATGATGCTCCCCGGCGCAGCCCAGGTTGCGGGTGGGGCTCGCGCGGCGTCTGTGGCTGTGCCTGCGGTCGCTGGTGGCTCAGCTTCCGAGCTTGCCGGGCAATACGCCAAGGACACGCCATACGAGATCCCCGCGCGCCTTGCGGGCGGCCTTGCTGGCGCGCTGGTGGGCAGTCGTGCGGTAACGCCGTTGCCCGCCAACCTCACTCCCGAGCAAGCGCGCCTTGTCGCTGCGGCTCGCGAGCTAGAAATCCCCATGACGGTCGGGCAGGAAACCGGCCGCTTCCGGGGGGTCGAGTCGGCGCTTTCCCGATACCCGACCTCCCGTTACCTTATGATGGACGCTGCAGATCGGCAGCGCCAAGCCGTAAATACGGCGACCCTTGCCCGCACTGGTACACAAGGAAACCGCGTCGATCCGGGCACGATTGACGACGCATTTGTGCGGCTTGGGGGCGAGTTTAATCAACTCACGCAAGGCCAGAATGTTCAACTCCGGCCGGATTTTTATAACCGCGTAGGCCGGTCAGTAGCTCAATACGCGCAAGATACTCTGCCGTCTGATATATCCCCGGCTGTCACGCGGCGCTTGAATGATTTCTGGAATATACGCCCGGCGCAGGGTCAAGCATTCCCAGAACTAACGTCGCGGCAGTATCAGGAATTTCGCCGTAGTGTGTCGACGGCAGCCGCAGAGGCGACCAATCCGTCCGTGCGGGGTGTGCTGCGTGACATGCGCGGCGCCCTTGATGACGCCATGGAAGCTTCTTTGCCGGCGGACCGAGCCGAGGCATGGCGCACGGCTCGCGAGCATTGGGGCAACCTGAAAACACTGTCAGCCGCGTCGGCTGCGGGAACGCAAGAGAGCCGGGCGGCGGGAAATTTGGCGCCGGGAGCATTGACGAGCGCCGTTCGGCGTTCACGCGGAACCGATCAATTCGCCCGTGGCAACGCTCCAATGGACGACATTTCCCGCGTTGGGGATTACCTCGCGGATACCATTCCCAATAGCGGCACACCGCAGACCGCAACGATGCAAACCATGCTCACGGGCGGCCCTTTGGCTGCCGCGTATGCGATGGGCGGCATCCCTGGAGCGGCGCTCGCTGGCGCTGGAATGGCGGTTCCTAATGTGCTGGCGCGCGCCATGGCTGGCACTCGCGGCACGGGCTGGCTTCGCGACTACCTCGCCAACCAGACAATGACCAACGCCTATCCGCAGGTAGGTTATCGCGGCCTTGCTGAAACCTTGGCGCGAGGGTCTGTCCCGGCGGTTCCCCGGCTGGAGAACCGGCCATGAGCGTAAGCCTGCAGAATCGCCGTGGCGTACATGGCACCCACAAAAAGCGGGGCATACACGAACACATGATTGAACGGCGTGCCGTACAGGTACGGCGCAACGCCGAACGTGGCCGCACACCCGGCGCCGAACTGAATAAGCTTTTTCACATGCTCAGCTTACCGATGGAGGCCGCCAGTGGCTAGGGACGGCGCGGGCAATTTTGCGTTGCCATATCCGGACTTTGTGTCGGGCACGACCATCGAGAGCGCGCAGGTCGACGCGAACAACTCTGACATCGAGGACGCGCTGACGGCCTCGATTGCCAAGGACGGCCAGACGGTCCCGACGGCCAACCTGCCCATGGGCGGGTTCAAGCATACGGGCGTCGGCGCGGCATCGGCGCTCACGCACTACGCGCGGGCGGATCAGGTGGTGGGCTCCGTGCTGGACTATGCCGCCGATACCGGAACGGCCACGGCCTACACCATTGCGCCGACGCCGGGGATTTCTGCCTATGTCGTCGGGCAGCGGTTCGCCTTCAAGGCGACCAACGCCAACTCGGGTGCGGATCCGACGCTTGCGGTCAACGGCCTCACGGCAGGCATCGTCTATTGGCCCAATGGGGCCTCGCTCATCGCGGGAGAAATCCCGGCGAGTGCGCTCGTGGAAGTGATCGTCGCCACTGTCACCACCGGCACGCCGACGTTCCATCTGCAGAGCGCGACCAAGCCGCCGCTGCCCCGCACGGGCGGTACAGTCACGGGCACGATCGCCATGTCAGGCGCGGCCATCAACGAAGCGGTGCGCGTAGATGTGGCGTCCGCCTCCACCTGCAACATCGGCGCGGCCGGCTCCAACTATGTCCGTATCACCGGAACGACCGGCATCACGGCGTTCGATACGGTGGCGTCGGGCATCAAGCGCAGCGTCGTGTTCGCCGACGCCCTGACGCTTACGCACAATGGCACGTCCCTGATCCTGCCGGGCGCGGCCAACATCACGACAGTTGCGGGCGATACCGCGGAGTTCGTGTCGGAAGGGTCGGGCAACTGGCGCTGCCTTTGGTATAGAAGGGCCAACGGCATAGGCCCTGTCTCTTCTACCCTGACCAATGCGCTCGGCGCAGATGTCGCGATCGGCAGCACTGGAACTTGGGTCACTGGCCCGACTGTCTCCCAGGGAAGTGCTGGCGTTTGGTTGGCTTGGGGGACTGTGACAATCAATACGGCAGCGAGTGGCGCGCGTGTTGCCGCGCGTCTCACCGACGGAACAAACGTCGTCGCCAGCACCACGACGACGTGGCCTTCTGCGACGGTTCCCGCTGTCGTTTCACTCTCTCTGTGCGGCGTATTCACGAGCCCGCCGGGCGACATTCGCATTCAGGGCAGAAACGCTGATAGTGCCGGAGGAGGCTTCGTCTACAACCAATCCGGCCAATCCAAGGATTGCTGCCTCAACGTTATGAGGATTGCTTGATGGATGGCGCCAACTCCCCCGGACAGGCCCGCGCCTACTGGATCACGCCGTACGCCTTCGAGCCTTCGGGTGGCGGGCTGGGTGTGTCTCTCTCCTGCACCACCAGCAGCGGCACCAGCAACCGCACGGCGCTGGTAGGGACGGGCAACGCTTTTGTTGTCAGCAACACGGGCGACGTATGGGCTCACGTCGCCTTCGGTGACAGCACCATCGTTGCCACGACGGCCTATTTCGCCATCCCGCCGGGGACATCAGTCACGTTATCGCTGGTCGCCACGGATCGCGGCACCGCCGAGTGGACCCACGTCGCAGGCATCACGGCATTCGGCACCACCACCATTCAAATTTCCCGAGGGTTCGGGGTCTAGGGGGCAGCATGAGCTACATCGCAGGCAAGTATCAGGCGTCTCCGACGGCCTATCCGGACGGTTCGGACGTTCAGGTCGCGACCGACCAGTACGGCAACGTCCAGACGAAGATGGTTGACGGTGGGACCGGCAACGCCGTTTCCCTCACCGGCTCCTACCTCAACATGGCCGCAGGTGCGACGACCACCGCCAAGTCCGGCGCTGGCGTGCTGTTCGCCGTCATCGTGAACAACCCCGGCACGACGATCACGCTTACGCTGTACGACAACACGGCGGGTTCCGGCACCAAGATCGCGACCATCGCGCTCGCGGCGGGGCAAAACCTCCAGTACGGCTGCAACTTCGGGACGGGCCTCACCGCCGTTCTGTCGGGAACGGCCGACGTGACGATCGTGTACGCCTGATGAGCGTCCGCCGCCTTCGCCGCGCTCGTGCGGTCGCGTGGACCCCCCAGGCCCTGCCGCGCTCGCTCGCGGTCGCCTATTGGGATGCCACGTTGGCAAACACGCTTCCGTCTCTTCGCGGGCGCGGGTACGAGCGCCGGCACGACATGGGATGGCGAGATCGCACACTGGGCGGTCGGCACGGGCGTTCCCGAGGTTGGCGACATCCAGCGCGCTATGGGCCTCGGGGCGTGGTGGTGCGATCTGCAGGACTATTTGCCAGACGACAACCCCTACAAATACGTGCCGCCGTGGAACACCTAGGCGCATGACCAACCACTACAAGACTGAGGGCGGGTGTCTATGAGCGAATCCGCAAAGCGCCTGATCTTCGACCCGACGATCAATTTGGGTCACATCTTGACGGCGGCGACGTTCCTCGTGGTCGGGACGAGCGGCTATGTCGCGCTGGACGGCCGGGTGGGCACTCTGGAGCGCGCGCATCGCGACGAGCAGGCGATCAGGCTCACCAGCGACCAGCAAATCGAGGCCCGGATCATGCGCGAGATGACGGTCCAGCGGGCGCACATGGATCAGGTACAGGTGCGGGTGGCCGACGACATCCGCGAGATCAAATCCATCGTGAGAGAAGGCTTCCGTGATCTGGACGGGAAACTGGACCGCAAGAGCGACAAGCCGGGGAAATAGTATGAGCCCTATGCCGAGGATCATCAGCGAACACGGCCAGCCGGTGCGGCTCAAGGTGTGGGACGGCGAGCGGGATCTGTCGTTCCCGGTGAGCATGGGCGAACTGCGGAACCTTGTGCAAGACGGCATGGACATTCTCATGCGTGAGATGCGCGAGCGGGAACGGCGAGACCAGGAGAAGTACACCCTATGACCAGCACCATTTATCGCATTATCAAGCCCGCCACGAACAGCGGCGACAAGGCCCGCATGGAGTGGGTCGCCAAGCTCATGCCGGGCGCGGAGCCGACGGCGCGCATGATCGGTGTCTCGCCTGAGGCCCTCATTGCGCAAGCCGCGCTGGAAACTGGCTGGGGGCGGGCGTCCATTGGGTTCAACATCTTCGGCGTGAAGGACCACGAGAACGACAGTTGGCGTGGTCGCTATCAGGAAGTCGCTACGTGGGAGGATGTGAATGGCGCGGAGGCGGGGGGGGTGGTTAACATTATCGCGCGCTTTCGCGATTACGATTCCATCGCCGACAGCTTTGCCGATCACTTCAAGTTTTTGAACGAGAATAGTCGCTATCGGACGGCGGGCGTGTTCTCCAGGCAGGGCGACGAAGCATATTTTGCGGCGTTGCAGCGCGCCGGCTACGCGACCGACCCGGCCTATGCCGCGAAGCTCGGCTCGATCCTGCGCACGGTCAAGGGCTACACGGCCGGCATGGAGCGCGTCGATGTAGCGGCGCCCAAGGGCTACGAAGTCACGCCAACCGGCAACGTGGTCAACCCGAACCCGACGCAGGGCACCATCGTTAAGGACGCCAACAAGGGCGAGGTGGCGAGCTGGGTAAATGCAGCCTGGGGCCTTGCCGCACCGGCTCTGGGCGCACTGCAGGGCCTCGACTGGCGCGTGGTGGCCGTCCTCGGCGGCGTGTCGATTGTGCTGGCCGTGGCAGCCATTTTCTACTTCCGGGGCATTCGCAAGACCCGCATGGAGATGGCCAAGCAGGGCGTCGTCTGATGATTGTGTCGAAGTGAGAAAGATGCTGCGGGCCGGGCTTGATGCCGGCTGCCGACCCCGGAGCGCGCGCAGCGATGGTATCGATCCAAGCGTACTGTCGGCCGCTCTAGCCAGTGAGCTATCCAATCGCGCGCCCGACTGCGTGTCCTTCCACGCCGCCGCAGCCTTTGGAGCATAGCAGATGCCGTTGTTCCTAGCCAGTCTGTGGGGCCGCTTCGCCCCTTACGCCATCATAGCCGGCGTGGTGGCCGTCGCCCTCGTCCTGTTCATCGCCAAGGTCTTCGGGGCAGGGAAGGCGGCAGCCAAGGCCGAGGCCACCCTCAAGACCCTCCAACAGGCCAAGGAGGCCCGGAATGTCGAAAACCGCGTCGATGGCGCTGATCCTGCTGAGCTTGAGCGGTTGCGCAACAAGTGGACCCGATAACAGCTTTTGTGTCGTTGCGGAGCCGATTTACCTCAGTCCGGAAGACAAGTTGAGCGACCGCACGCTGCGGAAGGTTCTGGCCCAGAACGAGAAGGGCGCGAGCCTGTGTGGGTGGAAGTAAAGGGGGCGGCCAACCGTCGCCGGCCGCCCTGGAACGCCCCTACTGCCGGAACGGGTCCGGGTTCAGGTCGCGGTTCCATTCTAAACCAGTGAAGGGGGTGTGTCACGGCTTCGCGCCGTCACCTTCCGAGAGGATGGCCCATAGGGTCTTTGAAAAAGCCACGGCTGCTTGCCGCTTTTCTTCCGTCACAGGCCCCCAACGATTCGGCTCTGCCAGCGTCTCGATCCAGCGAGCGGCATCCGCCAGCGGCAACGCCTCTATGGCGGCGCGCGCGGCACTAAAGCACCAGGCGTGATCCTGTGGCGCTTTCTCCCACGGAATTACGTTGTCGCCCACGTCCGGGTTCGCGAGGTAAATCGCCCTTGCTACTTCCTCAAGCTTCGTCATGGGCTCTCTCCGAGAGGATGGAGTCGATCATGGCGTAAAACGCGCCTTCTGCTTTTGCGGCGCAACTGTAAGTCTCGCCATCGTCAACTTGGCTCTCGCCAGCGGCAAGCATTTTCTCATTCGCTGGCCGCAACCCATTTAAGGCGGCGCGGGCAATAATTAGAAACGGGCCTCCCTCGATAAGGGGGGCCGCGACCTCGATATTGTGAGCGACGCAAGCCGCCCTGACGGCTTCCGCCACTTCCTCAAGCTTCGTCATGTCTCACTCCGTCAACGCGGCTACAAAGCGCGCCTGAAGCCCAATAGATTTGTTTTCGTCCCAATAGAACTCGGCTTCTTCCTTGAAGGGCGGCCGGGCGTACCCGAGCCAATGCCACGCGCCATCCCAATACACCTCAAAAATGGCTTGATGGATTTCGCCTGTTTCTTCTGAATGCTTGGCAGAAACCCGGCTTTTAAAACCCATCGTCTGCATTTCTTGAATCTTGGCGTTGTATTGCTGTCTGGTCATGTCTCACTCCCTGGGGGTGGGGGAAGGGGCTGCCAGTGGGTGGCCTTGCCAACGTCGAACGCAAATTCGCCGCCGTAAGTCCAGAGAAGGCTCCCGGTTGCCGTGACGCCGCAGCGGCCAAGGCGGACCTTGTCGCGGCGCGCGGTCGGGATGAAGACCAGAACAGACTCACCCTTCGGCGCGCTCTCGATGTCTTTCCACTCGCTCATGTCTGCTCCTGTAGAGGGTGGGGGTTAGGCGTGCCCTCTGGCGCGATCCAGCCGGGGTGCCGCTGGCTGCGATACAGCCCCATGTAAGGCACCTCATTTGCCCTGTAGCGTTCCCAGAACTGGCGGGCAGATTGGCTGTCGTGCCGACCCTTTGAAATGCAGTCCCTCATGTTGTCGCCCTGGCTGCCAAGCCGCAGATGCTCTGGGTTCACACAACAAGGATTGTCGCAGGTGTGCATAATCACCATGCCGTCCGGAATTTCGCCGTGGAAGTGCATCCACTGAAGGCGTGGGGCGGGAATGCCCGTCGGGCGCTTGTCGATGGCAAGACAGACCACGCCGTATCCTTGGCGGTTCCGGGTGGCCGTCCATTCCCAGCAGCCGCTCTCAGCCACGGTGTACCGGGCCAGAAGCTCGGGCAGCGTCTTGCGCGCCTTGTAGACCTTGTCAGTCGGGAGCGGACCGCGCGGATCGAATCTAGATGTTGAGGGCTGATTCACGGTTTGTCCTTCGTGTGTGAATCGGGGATGGTGTACGATGTTGCGGCTAAGCCATTGCAGAGATTACTACGAAGCGTCGCGCAACTATCTTATCATCGTATAATAGATATTGGGACTAGAAGCGCAGACGTAACAACAATTGGTGGTTGCGCTGGAATTTCAGGAAGTGCTGCGAGCCTTGATCGGCTTCTTCCCTGTCGGGGTCCGGCCGTTCATGTAGACCAACACTTCAGCGGCAGACTTCACGATGTGCCGCAGATCCATGCGCTGGCGATTTATACCACGATGGTGATCCTGGGTCACGACCAGCGCCTCGACCAGCGCCGCCTGCAGGGCCTCGATCTGGCGCCGGGTGTGGATCGGGTCGGCAAAGGTGATCTCCAGCCGCACGGGTGCGCAGATCGCATCCACGGCCTCGGCGGACAGGCGCACGTCGCCCGGCTCCCCCGTCGTCGCCGTTGGATTGTAGTTGCGAGCGCGTCGGGCCAAGGCTTCCTTGCCTTTCTGAAGGTCGATTAGGGCGGCTTCTGTCACGGTCAGTGTAGGGTGAACGTCACTCATCGCCCTTCTCCTTGTCTGCTTTCCCGTCATGGGAGAGGGAACGAAGTTCTTCGGCGATCTGATCGCCAAACCATTCGTCTGTACCGTCGAATCGCTTCGCCGCCTCCTCCAGGATAAGGGGGCGGGAGGAAAGGTAGGCTCGGGAGATCAATTGCAGGTCCGGCCACGGTGCCGTCATGGCGCTCAAGTCGTCGAGCACGTACTGCTGCGCTTTCGCCAGCGCGTCTTCTAACTCTCTCTCGCTCATGTCATCTTGCTCCTTGGGAAGGGGAAACTGGCTCGCTCGCCTTCGGCTCACTCCGCACCTGTTCCGCTCTCTCGACTGCTACCTTCCGCCTCTTTGAACGAGGCGCAGTAGAAGCCAGCACGGGTCAACAGGAAGGCGTAATAGTCGGACCCGTCCTGAACGAACATCTGATCGTCCTTGTGTTCTGCCTTAACGGCCCGCGCGCCGTCGTCACTCCACTCGGTCACATCCCAGAACATACCGGCGCGGTTGCACTTGCGAACATCTGTCATGCCGGGCGTGTAGACGTTCTCCTTGTTGTCGCGGTCCCAGTGCTGGCACTGATCGCATCGCTTTTCTTCAGCCATCTGAAACACTCCATCAATTGCAGTAGGTCGGTTGGCGCGGAGCCCGAAGGGCGAGCCTGTTTACTTCTTCCCCCGCCCCCGCTTGGGAGGGGAGAGTTCGGCAAAAGCCGCCTTGAGTTGGTCGAGGTCGCACTTTTCAGCGCCGGCCTTCCGGGCGAGGCGGCGATCAATCCCGCACGCGGCCAACGCGGCCGACACTTCACGCGGGCAGTCGTAAATTCCATCGACGATGGAACAGGCGAGCGTGACGCCGACAATCAATCCACGGTCGAATTCGCTATCCCACGGTTGCTTAACTTCCTTCTTCATCTCGCCTCCTTCACCAGTCTTTGAGTGCGCCAGTCGAATCGGTAGCCGGGTGGTTTGCGGGGGAAACTGGACGGCTTCTTAATGCCCAGGTGCTTGCGAGACTGGCGCTTCGCCTTGGCGATGCGCGGCGCGTCCTCTGTGGCCGTGTGGACCTTGTGGCAGGCCCGGTGCGCGACCTTGAGGTTGTCGCCGCCGTCCTCGCCCAGCAGGGCCAGGGGCCGGTCGTGGCTCACGTCCCAAGGCTCGCCAACCCGGATCTTGCGATCGCACAGGTGGCAGACGCCGCCGCAAGCGAGGAATATCCGCTCGCGCTGCATA